GGGTTGGCCCGTCCTTTAGCAACTTTCGAAAGGAACCGAACCGATGAAAACCACCCTTCAAAAGGAACTAACCGTTTCACAAGCGCAAGACACCGTTGTGGTTACCGAAAACGAGGCCCGCGCCATTCGCACCTTGGTTTCCGGCATCCGGACCCAGATGGACGCCCTAGAAACCATCCTCGAATCTTGCGGCATTGCGACCTATATTCCCAGCGGCAGCCCGCGCAGCCTTGCCAACTTCGAATTTACCATCGAGCGGAACGAGTAGCCGCGAACCCATTTCCTCCGAAGACTTGCCCTCGTCCCTAGTGGCGGGGGCTTTTTTTATGTCCGGCGTCGGGAATATTCGGGCATCGGGTTGTATCCCTTGGGGTTTTCCCGGCTCCGGGGTGGTGGGAATAGCTATCATATCCCGGACCGACGGCCCTTCTTTTAATAAACGAGCATGACAAATCAGTTACGCGCGGGTGCGCGGGCGGGCTTGCATGTGTGGTTGCCGGGACTGGTTGCCGGGGTTGGTTACCCTTGGGAAGCCTCGACCACTTCGGCGAGGTGACAAATTGAGATAAAAATCGGGCCGTGCGCGGGCACGCAAGGGCCACCCCACCCCCATGACATTTGCTATGCAATCCCGACATATTTTTTGGGTTTTTAGGTTACCTATATGGTATTCCCGGCAACACGTAGGGGGACCCACAGGTAGCCGTGGGGACCAACGAGAAAACCCGCGAACCCTTTAGGGGGGAAACGCGGGTCTTGGTTGGGTTGGGATTGGGTATGGGGTTTACCCCCGGCAGGCTTAACGCCAGTATACAGTCAGATTTGCAAGTTGTCAACCTTTTTTTAATTTTTGTACCTTTTTAGGTTGACAGGACGGGTAACTATCCTTAAACTACAGAGTTACAAAGGAGATTCCCTTCCATGTTCGCGGCTATCCTACTCGTGTGTGCCCTAAGCACTCCGACTGAGTGCGTTCGGTTCGACGACACACGTGGTCCGTACGCCACGTTGCCCGAATGTGAGGCTCGTATCCACGAAATGGCTGCCGGGGTTGCCCGGATGTTCCCGGTCCCGGCAACCTACAGGTATAAATGCAAGGAATTAACCCAGACATGAACCTCCTACCCCAGCAAAACAACCGAAAACCCGCCCTAACCGAGAAGCAAGAGGCCTTTTTGGACGCCCTGTTCGACAACGGGGGTAATTTGACCGCCGCCGCACAGGTTGCCGGGTACTCTGAAGGGTCAATTGCGTGGCTGAAGGACCGGTTGGCCGACGAAATCATCGAACGGACCAAAACCGTGTTGGCGGGACAGAGCCTCAAAGCCGCGAACAAGCTGGTTAGCCTCGTAGATGCCGTGGATATCGAACGAGGGGACGATTTACGCATGAAAGCAGCCGAATCTATCTTGAATCGCGTAGGTCTCGGCAAACAAGAGACGATGAACCACAATGTATCGGCGGTTCACGGGGTTGTCCTTCTCCCTCCGAAAAAAGAAGTAGTGATTGATGGGTAAACCCCGCAAACGTGTCCTAGTCCCCCCTGACCCGGCGACCTTGGACAAACCCCGTGGACGGGGCCGACCAAAGAAAGACCCGAATCAGCCCACCGCCCAATATAAGATGAGCGACCGGGAGCGGGCACGACGTTCCGTCCAAGCAAAACTCCGCAATGCAAAGGCGCGGGTTGCAAAACAACAGACAAAGACCAACAACGAGAAGCGGAAGGTTCGCAACCTAACCGAAAAAGCTAGCAAAGTAGAAGAGGCCTTAAAAGGTGAAAAGACTAGAGTCGTTGATAGAGGAGACCTTGAGAATCTGCCGGGAGCAGTTGGCGACCTTGTGGATGGTAGCCCAGTTATCTTTAAGCCAAATCCGGGACCACAAGAAGAGTTTCTCAGCGCATCTGAACAAGATGTTCTATACGGAGGTGCTGCAGGAGGAGGAAAATCTTTTGCCTTGCTGGCTGACCCTCTTAGGTATTGCCACAACTCTAATCATCGTGGGCTTCTTCTTAGGCGTACTCTGGACGAACTAACCGAACTCATCGACAAGTCCAAACAACTCTACCCCAAGGCGTTCCCCGGAGCCACGTTCCGCGAATCGAAGTCCACGTGGGTTTTCCCCTCCGGGGCAACCATGTGGTTCACGTATCTCGACCGGGACAAGGACGTGACCCGTTTCCAAGGTCAGGCCTTCAACTGGATTGGTATCGATGAGATAACGCAATACCCGACACCGTACGTTTGGGATTACTTGCGTTCCCGTCTCCGTTCCACAGACCCAGAGTTACAATCTAGCCTGACGATGCGATGCACAGCCAACCCCGGCGGTGTCGGAGGCTGGTGGGTCAAGAAGATGTATATCGATGTCCACGAAGCCAACAAGGCGTTCGGGGCGAAGGATATGGAGACTGGAAAGACATTTGTTTGGCCAGATGGTCATGCGAAAGCAGGTCAGCCGCTGTTCTACCGCAAGTTTGTTCCCGCGCGGTTGACCGACAACCCCTACCTGATGGCAGATGGCCAGTACGAGGCTATGCTCAGGTCGCTCCCGGATGTCGAGCGTAGACGACTCCTCGAAGGGGATTGGGACGTGGCGGAGGGAGCGGCCTTCCCCGAATTTTCAAGGGTGCGACACGTTGTCGAACATTTCGAACTACCTACCAATTGGCCACGTATACGAGCGGCGGACTACGGTTACGCGAGTCCGTCGTGCGTTCTTTGGGGGGCTATTGACTGGGATAATAATATCTGGATTTATCGTGAATTGTATGCAAGGCACTTGACAGCCGAGCAACTCGCTGATAAAATACTAGAAGCAGAAGAGTTAGACCCACTACCACACTACACCGTTCTAGACTCTTCTTGCTGGAACAAGACCGGATTCGGCCCGTCCATTGCAGAGACAATGATGCGGGCAGGTGTTAGGTGGACTCCCTCGGACCGCAACCGTCTTCAAGGTAAAATGGAAGTTCACAGGCGGCTTGCTGACGACCCCTACACCAACGAACCCCGTCTTCGCATTTTCTCCACGTGCAAGCACACCATAGCGCAGCTATCCGGCATTCCTCTCTCCAAAACTAACAGTGAAGATGTAGACACGAAAGCAGAGGACCATGCCTACGATGCGTTGCGCTATATGGTGATGACGCGCACTTCTGGATATCAATCTATACACAAGTCGCTGCAAGGAATCAAGGACCAAGCCTTCCAGCCCTTTGACCACACCTTCGGATACTGATGGCAGAACTAGACCCTAAAACCGCAACCCTACGACAGGTTGCCGAAGCCTACGCTGCTAAGTCAAAGCGAAAAGGTTTCGTCGGACCCACGCTGCAATACTTCAAGGACATTGCAGACGAGCCGGGTTCGGCTATGCGTCTGTTCGAAAAGGATGCCGAAGGAAATACTCTTCTTTCCAAAACATTCAAAGGTTCCGAGGACACGTCTACAGTCAAGACGGCGATGCAAAATCTTCGCCAAGTTGGATTGACGCTCAAAGAATCTGTAGGACCAGATACTCCGGAATACAAGCTTCTTCCGGACAAGGCTCCGAACACGGACCTGAACAATCGTATCTTCGGTCGCCCGGAACCTGCAAAGGCTGTGTCCGAGATTGCTATCAACCCCGATAAGAAAAAAATGAGCGAGTTGTTCGCCGGGGTTTCGAAATATCTTGACGACCCAAAGACACGCCCGATTGCCCAAGCAATTATATTTAATCTCAACACTGGCCTTCGTCCTAACGCTGTTGGTGGCCTCCAAGTAAGTTCGTACAAGCCAGACACTGGTGCGATTTACATCGAGGCCGAAACTAAAGGTGCCAAGGGACGCGCTGTAAACATTCCTTTGAACCCTGTAGCAGACAGCATCTTGCAGGAAAACTTGGCTGCTGGCAACAAAGAATTTTTCTTTACGAAACCCAACGGCAAATCTGTAACATCTGAGGATATGACCGACCTTCTCAAAGAGATTAAGGTCGAAGATATCACCTTCGACCAAGCCACCGTCAAATATTTCGACACGCTGGCCCCCGAAAACTTCAAAGGGAAAAAGGGTTCGGCTCTTTTGCGGAATGTCCACTCGACAATTGGGCACAGCATTGGCATTTCACAGGAACGCCTAGCATATTTGCAGGGACGGAGCCTGAAAGCTGCCGCTAAAGGTTCCACAGGCGAGTTGGCAACCTACCAGCAAGCTTTTCCCGGAGCAGTCGGAGAGGTTGACCGGGCCAATGCTAACATGTTCGCATCCTTTTGGGGAGACGCGGCAAAAGAAGCAGGATTTGACATCGGGGAACGTATCCCGATGCCGACGGAGCGTATCACGACCGCCACAGCCGGATATGAGGGCTACTTTGACCTTCCTGTTAAGGAAGAAGTACCCGCTCCTGTTTCCAAACCAACCAGTGCTTCACCCGAACCCAAAAACTTCGACGACTTGTCAGAAGGAACAAAAGCGTGGTTCCGCGACACAGGCGTAGACTTTAACGACTTGATTAAGAACTTCGGGAAGAAGGGTGCTAAAGTCCTTGCAGGTGCTATTGGTGTTGAAACTGCCCGTCAGATAATTACCGAACCTGCAGCATTTGCAAAAGATATTGCTCTCGAAGCTGGCGCACGAGCCGTGGGTATGGGAATGGCACCGGCTGCTGCTGTCCCGATGATTCTAAGCCCTACTCAGACAGCCGGTCCCGAACTCGATGAAATGCCACAGCCTCAACAAGACTTTATTCCTGCCCGCGAAGTCGAAGAAGAAACCCCCACCGAACAAATGGCCCGTATCGCTACCGAAGATGCCGGGTTTGTCCAACGCAACAGGGAACCGGAAGCCGCCCCCGTTGCTAACCAAGGCTTCATCCAACCCTAACCTACGGGAGAAAACCGATGCCGATGAACAACTACAACTACGGCGCGTCTTACATCATGGGTTCCGACAAGACTTCTGTCGATGCCAACATGGGTGAGTCCAAGCTGTATCGTGAGGGTCTTGAGTTCGATACTCGCGCCAAGACTGATGTTCTGACGGAAGACATGCCAAAGAAGCAGACCAAAACTGCTGTGGATGCCTCCGTTATGAAAATGGCCGAAGAACGCGACTACTAAGTTATGTCCGAAGATAACTTTCTCCAACCGGCAGATGATACAACTGTTGGCCTGATAAACCCCGAAGAGCAGATGCCCGGTCTTGCCCAGTACGTCAAGGCGCGGTTCGAAGATGCAGAAAACGGAAGGTACGCCCACGAGCAACGTTGGTTGCAAGCGTACAAGAACTTCCGGGGCATCTACGATTCCACGACCCAGTACCGGGACTCGGAACGCTCCCAAGTATTTATCCGCATCACCAAGACCAAAGTTCTTGCTGCGTACGGCCAGATTGTTGATATCCTCTTTGCAAACAAGAAGTTTCCGCTCGTTGTGGAGTCAACTCCCGTACCGGAAGGTATCGCGGAGTTTGCCCACATGGAGACTCCGTTGGACCAACTCCAGCAGCAAGACCCCTACGGGTTCGCAGGAGATGGTCGCGAATTGTTGCCGGGTGCCCTACAAGCCCAAGAACCCCGTGCGTTTCTCGGCGGCTTGCAAGGTGAATACGGACAGCTTCCCTTGGCAGAGGGGCCAGCCAAAATCGGCGAACCTCAAATCGAACCTGCTAAGATTGCTGCCCACCGTATGGAGAAAACTATCCACGACCAGCTTCTCGATACCAATGCTGTCAACGTACTCCGCAAATCAATCTTCGAATCTTGTTTGCTAGGTACGGGCATTGTCAAGGGTCCGTTCAACTTCTACAAGCGCATCCACAAATGGGAGCGTGATGAGATGGGCGAACGGGCGTACATACCAGAAGAAAAGACCGTTCCACGGATTGAAATGGTGTCAGCTTGGGACTTCCATCCTGACCCGTCTGCTACCAGCATAGATGACTGTGAATACGTCATAGAACGTCACAGAATGAACCGCCAGCAACTCCGCGCACTTATCAAGCGTCCATACTTTAACGCGGAAGCTATCCAAGAGTGCCTTGCAAAAGGTCCGAACTACGAGGACAAGTATTACGAAGACACCATCCGCGAGGATGAAACCGAGCCGTATTTCCAAGGCAACCGCTACGAAGTCTTGGAATACTGGGGCGTTCTCGATTCGTCTCTGGCTAGAGAAGCTGGCCTAGAAGGCGCAGAGAACATGTCTGAGTTCGACGAGGTTCAGGTTAACGTCTGGGTCTGCGGCAGCATGGTTCTTCGCTGTGTCCTCAATCCATTTACTCCAGCCCGCATTCCTTATCAGGTGTTCCCATACGAAGTCAATCCCTACCAGCTTTGGGGTGTCGGCGTAGCAGAGAACATGGAAGATGCTCAGAAGTTGATGAACGGCCACGTTCGCATGGCTATCGACAACCTCGCCCTCGCTGGCAACCTCGTCTTCGATGTGGATGAAGCCAGCTTGGTTCCCGGCCAAAACATGGACATCTTCCCCGGCAAAATCTTCCGCCGCCAGTCTGGCGTGACCGGAACGGCCATCAACGGCCTCAAGTTCCCGAACACGGCTGGTGAAAACCTGCAGATGTACCAGATTAGCCGCCAACTGGCTGACGAAGAGACGGGCATCCCGTCCATCGTACACGGCCAAACAGGCGTGACCGGCACTGGTCGTACTGCTGCTGGTCTATCTATGCTGATGGGTTCGGCGGGCTTGTCGATGAAGACGGTCATCAAGAACATCGATGACATGCTCTTGAAGCCTTTGGGTGAAGCGTAC